CCATTCTTGCTGTGGCGCTTGGATACAGTGCCGAGAAACCCTCTACGTCAGACCGTGTTGTTCAAGTAACGAATAGCGATGGCGCAGTTATCTCTGAACAGGCTACGGATGAAGAGGGTTTACCTGCCGCACTGGTTGCAGGTCAGGGACTAAAGCCTGACGGCGGCAACGTCGAGATCAAATCTCCTGAAGACGTATTGGCAGAGCGTCAGGCGAAAGTAAACGCTGAAGCTGGGCCGGTTGTGCGGAATATATCGGTTGCTCCTGATGGCACTATAAGCCGTTCTGATCGTGATGTGGAGGCTGCAGCTGCACAAGCACGCCAAGACCTCGCAGATGAGGATACCGAAGATTTCAAAGCCATAGGTCAGCGCCTTCGCGCTTTGGCGAGAGCACCAGAGAATAAAGACAACGAGCGATTACAGCAGTTAAACAGAGACTTTAGGCAGGGCGACATTGACCGCAAGCGTGAGATCGTAGCTGCACTTCGCGCCGAGCAAGACTTATTGGCGCAAGCCGACACCACCACACCCGATTCCGAATTTGAAGACACCGTTGCAGATCCGACGTCTGCAGTGAATGAACAAAGCGCCGTGCTCATACAAGAGCGAGATTTTGCAGCTGTCGATGAAGTCTTTGAAGGTACGGAAGCAGCAAGGCAGGCGTTTGACGAAGAGTTTGCTGGTGTCTTCGATACCGATTGGTCTTCACCGTTCTGGGGCCGTATGTCCGAGTCGATGCTGAAGAACATGGTTTCGTTTCGACAGCGTGGGCTAGAAGTCCAGATCACACCGCCAGAGCGTCGGGCCGATGATAGATACGGCTTGCAGCTTTACTCTACTGAGGCCGAACAGTTCCGGCATACCCCCCGTAAAGGCCCAGAGCGACTGCTTGAGTTAGCTGAGTTCTTAGCCGCAGAAATCAAGATGGCTGTCGCAAGCCAGTTTGCCAAGGGTTCTGGTTTTAAGATTACTGCGCCAGACGGCGAACCACAGCCGGTAAACCTTGTTGATTTAGCCAATGCAGGCAGACGGTTGTTAGCAACACGCAACCAGCAGAACTTTCAGGCGGGGTCTGACGGTGACGCACTGATAGAAATGCTTAATGAGCTTATTGTTAATGGGTACAGTATTACTGTCGAAGCGCAGGGCCGTGATGCACAAGGCCGAACTGTAAAGAGAGATGTAGATATTACCGCTAGGAACGAGCGCGGTAGCACAATCCTCGACGAACTTGCTCGTTACCAACAGAGCGTAGGCAGTTGGTTTCTGGCGAATTCCACTCCCGTTGAGGGGGATACGACGCAGCGAGAGCTAAACGATGGGGCACCCGAAAAGCCTCAACCGCCAGAGTTCTTAAAGCCAATACTGAAAACTCGGGTAGGGCGAAACAAACAGGATACGTTAGGCAAAGCACTAGCGAAGAATCTTACCCGTACTGCGGTGGCTAGAGATATTGTTGAGCAAGAACAAGCTACCGAGGCGCGGAGACAATCTGAGTTGGAAGAACGGGCTAGCCGACAGCAAGGTGTGGCTCGGCCTGAAGAAGTTACGGAGAGGCCTCTTGAAGAGGAGCAAGCTGCTGATGTGGAAGCGTTTGAACAAGCGGTAGAACGTCAAGAAGCAGCAGAGGCCGGTCTTGATGATCGCCCAGATTTTATAGGCGATGAAAGCGTCGACAACCCTAATCCGTTTCAAAGGGATGAAGACCCGCCGTATGCGTACTACAGCGTAGCTTCGCCTTCAGGTAGTAACCGCATATACGGCAATCCAATTTCGTTTCCGTTTGGTGAGCCTATCGCAGTGATCGCAAAGCCCATCATGCGTGCAGCGAGTAAGTTACGTCTCAAGTTACCGATTGGATTAGTCACAATTAGTCAGCTGCAAGGTTTGACGCAAGGGCAAATTGCAGAACGCTTTGGTGACCGGACTGTGGCGGGTGCTTTTATCAAAGCAGCAGCCGATTTGCGTGACAGCCCTGATGTGCTGGGCAGGTACGTCGGCTTCAAAAACGCGCACTTCATCATCATTGACGACACGCAGGTTACCAATGACTACGAGGCTACCCTAATAGCGGCACACGAGTTGGGACACGCGGTATTCCAAGAGGAATTCACTGGGCTGATTGGTAAGCCGGTTTTCAGTCGAATGTGGGAATCGTTTAAGAATCGGGATCGCGGCTTGAAAGCCTACTCAGGGCCGCACGGTTTTGAAGAGTGGTTTGCCGACAATGTCGCCAAGTGGGTAGATATTCAGACCCGCAAAGATGTAAATCAGCGTCCCGCAAATATGGAAGAGTCTGTTTTCAAGCGCGTTGCTCGCAGGCTTATAGACATGTTCAACACCATGCGTGTTGAACTGCGCCGAAGGTACGGTGGCGACATAGACGTATCCGTCAACGACTTCATTGAATCTGTAATCCGTTCTAATACGAACAACAACATCAGTCTCGCCCAAGACGCTGCGACGGTAGCGACCTTTGAGAAGAGAGCAATGGTGCGCTCTATCGAAGTTGAGATAGAAAAGACCAAGGGTGCTGAGGCGTTGTCGGAGAAGCTGAAAGACTTTGCACTCGGGTCTCTCAAGGATCTGCGTAAAAGCGCTCGACCTCTGCTCAAGGTGCTGCGTACTGCTAACAAAGAGCTTCGCTCTATTAGTCAGCCGATTGCAGAAATGTTTTACGTCGAAGCGCAGGCATCGGGTCGCGGCTCTCGTATGGGCATGCTGCAAGAAGCCGACGTCCAGAACCGTGAGTTTGAGACTAAGTTTGAGCGCGACGTTGGGTTCAAGATAGACAGCGATGAAGTGGCTGTAGCGATGGACGAAGCGCAGTCTGAGGTGGCGACTGACCAGCTGCAGAACGAAACAGCAAAGAAGATCCGTAAGTTTCTGCAGGACATCTACACAGAGTATGTCGAACCGCGTCAGGCCGGTTATCCCGATTCTCAGAAGATTGGCTTCCAAGAAAACTTCTTCCCAGTCGTACTGGACATGCAAGCGATTGCAAATCGTACAGAAGCGTTTAAGCAGCTGATCCTAAATGCTCCTGGGCAGGTCGGCAGGCAGGAACTGCCATCTGACAGGCGGATCACGAGAGCATTAAATCGCCTCCTCAAGTATCAGGACGTAGTTAAGAATCAGGATCTGCCTGTAGATCAAGACCTTGATCCGGCAGCAGGCCGAGAAGAAGAGCGGCAGCTAACTGCAGACATACCGCGTGAAGTTTTGGCAGAAGCTGGTTTCCTTATACCGCCGGTAGAGGCGTTCAAGTTGTATCAACGTCAGCTGGTGCGCCGTATCGAATGGAACAAGGCTACCAAGAACGAGCGCGGTCAAGACATTCTCACGCCTTTGATGAACAAACTGTCTGAGGAAGATCGCAAGTATGCTCGTGAGATAATCAACAGCTACTTAGGCTACGGCTATGAGCCGATGTCCGAGCGCAGGCGGCGTATCCAGAGTTTCTTACTGGCATCTCAGTACACAATCTTGCTGCCGTTAGCAGCCATTGGCTCGTTACCGGAACTGGCTGGGCCTATCATCAACAGCAAAGAGTTCAACGGCTTTGAAATGGCGTTCCGTCAGATCAAAGACCGTGTGAGTCTTGCTGAAGCAAAAGAATTAGCAGAAGACATTGGACTTGTTCAGAACGATGCTATCGCTAACGGCTGGATCAGCGTGTCTGAGCGCGAGTTTATGGACACGGCGGCACGCAACTGGACTGATGGCTTCTTTAAGTACACGGGGCTGCAGTGGTTTACGAACTTTACTCGCACCTTTGCTACCGGCATGGGCGTGCAGTTCCTACTTCGACATGCCAAGAACGAAACCAACAACCCACGGTCAGAGCGATACCTGCGTGATCTAGGTGTAACGGCGCAAGAAATACTGGCATGGGAAAACAGCGGCAGAGACATCACCACCCCTGAAGGCAGGGCTGTGAAGTTCGCGCTGCAGAAGTTTGTTGAGAGTTCGATCCTTAGACCTAACGCAGCTGAGCGTCCTAGCTGGGCTTCTGATCCTCGTTGGGCATTAGTGTGGCAGCTGAAGTCTTATTTCTATGCTTTCTACACAAAGATCATTGGCGGCATAAAACGCGAAGCATCTACTCGTCTTGAAGAGGGCGAGGGCGGTGCAAGGATTGCTGGTGCCACTGCAATGTTGGCGTTGTCAGCTGTTGCTCTACTGCCATTAGCGATGGCTGGTCTGGAGCTACGTGAGTACACCAAGACGGTAGGCGCGTTTGTCCTGACCTTTGGGCAGAGCGACAAAAATTACTTTAGATCCGACTCTATGGAGTGGGGTAGCTATTTGAACGAGGTGGTAGATCGCGCCGGTATCTACGGGCCTCTTTCGATTTGGTCAATGGCATATAAGACAGGACAGTGGAATGGCCCAACTGCCGGTCTTGCAACACTCTTTGGGCCAACCGCTGAATCAGTTGAGGCTGCATTGCGAGGCGATGTAGATCGGCTGTTGCCAGTGGCCGCAGTTCTTTAGGAGCAATCATGAGCATCGTCGCACAGCTAGTCGGCCCTGTTACTGGGCTACTTGATAAGTTCATCGAAGACAAGGATCAAAAGAATCTCCTTGCTCATGAAATCAGTACGCTTGCTGACAAACATAGTGCGGAGAATGCCCTTGCTCAAATCGAAGTGAACAAAATTGAAGCTAAGGGCAATTGGTTTCAAAGCTCGTGGAGGCCCTTGGTCGGCTGGGTTTGCGCCATCGCCTTTGCATGGCATTTTGTCATTCAAAGCCTGCTTGTCTTCGTTCTCACTTACGCGGGTGCAGAGGTGCCGGATCTACCTGAGTTCGATATGTCTGCGCTCCTGACAGTACTGGGCGGACTTTTGGGTTTGGGTTCGCTGCGCACTTTTGAAAAGACTAAGGGGTTGAGTAAGTAAATGGTGACATTCATGAGTCAGTTAGTAGAGACACTGAAACGGCACGAGGGCGTAAAGGCTTTCGCATACCAGTGTACAGCGGATAAGACCACGATTGGTGTCGGGCGCTGCGTTGACGAAGATGGTGGCATTGGTCTGTCCGACGATGAGATCGAATACTTGCTGCTAAACGACATAGAGCGTTGCGATGCGGAGCTAGGGAATGCCTATGACTGGTATCGGTCTCTAACTAAGCCACGCCGCGATGCGATGATTAACCTGTGCTTTAACTTAGGACTAACCCGCCTACGAGGCTTTGTTAAGGCGCTAGAGGCGATGTCGCGTGGGCAGTACGACGTTGCAGCTGACGAGTTTATGGATAGCAGGTGGGCGACACAGGTCGGTGGTCGCGCTGTTGAAGTTACCGAGCTTATACGCACAGGTGATTACCCCTGATTTTGCTTGCGCTTGGGAATCGTACAAGTGTTACTATTCTGTACCAGAGGATTAAGTCATGGCTTACTCAACAACTCTCAATTATGTAGTGGGCGATATGCTCCCTGCGTTAGACCTGACGCTTAAAGACAGAAACACAGCTGCGTCTGGGGCTACGCTCGACCCTGAAAATAGCGCAACGTGGGCACCAATCAATATTACGGGTGCAACTGTTCGTCTGCGATTGCGCGAGTTAGGTAGCACCACTGTTGTTGACACTCGCACGTTTTCAATAATCAGCGGTTCTGCTGGCACTTGTACCACTAACTTCGCCACCACTACATTTGCTGCAGCTGGGACGTATGAAGGCGAGATCGAGATCACGTTTTCGGACAATTCCATCCAGACGGTGTATGACCTTGTTAAGTTCAAAGTCAGAGAAGACTTCGACTAATGGGCGGTAATGCGATCATCACTACGACAGATGTCCGTTCCGATATATCGGTAACGGATGTTCAGTCTGTTGTGGCTGCAACACTCTTGGCGGCAGAGCTAACGCTTGATCCCGATACGCTAAACAAATGGATATACAATCAATTTAGCTTTGCTGATTTGCCCGCATTCGGTGTTGGCAAGAACCCAGAGGATACATTCACACTGAGCGAAGCTATCTCCTCGATAGGTGTAGGGAAGGGTGTCTCAGACTCTGTGTCTGTCACCGAAAGCATCAATTTGTTGCTGGAGATTTTACGCGCATTCACTGATGCGCTTACTTTTGCTGATTCTCCTGCTTTAGGCGTTTCTCCAGAATTCTCTGATCAACAGCAAATTTCTGAGTCTGATGCCAAGGGCGTAGGTCTTGGGAAAACTGATACCTATGGGTTTTCCGACGCTGAAGTTTTTGCGTTTGGGAAAGTTTCCTCTGATCAGGTCTCTATGTCCGAGGTTTTTTCCCGCAGCGTTATCTTTTCCCGCGCCTTTTCCGATGCATTTTCTCTTGATGATTCAGCAACAGTTGATGCGATCCGAAAAGATACGGCTAACGCGAAGACAAACATCTTCAGCTTTTCTGACACCGAGGCATTTGGCGTAGGAAAAGTCGTTACAGATTCTTTTTCCCTTAGTGAGGCAATCGACTCATTCGATTTCGGTAAGGGTGCAACAGACACAGTGACCGTTTCTGAAAACTTCAGTTTCGCGCTGTTCTCTAACGCGGCATTGAACGCCGCCCCATTAAACCAAAGCCCATTTAATGAATAGGAAGCAAGACTATGGATTTTAATTCAGCACTCGCGATGAAAGGTCGTTTGACCATCGCGATAAACGACGAGGTCGTTCAAGAAATAGATAACTTGGTTGTCACCACCGGCAAGGCGTATGTAGCCAGCCGAATGAAAGATGCAAGCGCTTCAGCAATGAGCCACATGGCTGTTGGGACTGGAAGCACCGCTGCTGCCGCTAGCGACACTGCGCTCGGAAATGAGTCTGCCAGGGTCGCTTTGACTTCTACTACGGTCAGCGGGGCAGATGTTGTGTATGTCGCCACTTTTGCTGCTGGAACGGGAACTGCTGCTTTGACCGAGGCTGCGATTCTGAATGCGAGCAGTTCAGGAACAATGCTCTGCCGCACAGTCTTTGCAGTTATCAACAAGGGCGCTAGTGACTCAATGACGGTGACGTGGACGGTGACCGCTAGCTAAAAGCCGAATCCCGATAGGACATTGCAATGACAGTAAAGTTTACTAACAACGCCAGTAGTACCCTGTCGTCAGGTATCAACTCGTCAGTCACGTCGTTGACGGTTGCGTCTGCTTCCGCGTTCCCCCAATTGGCAGGGGCTGATGACTACTGCTACCTGACAATTCAGCAAGCGACAGGCACTGCGCGTGAAGTTGTTAAGGCGACTGCACTGTCTAGTAACACGTTCACGATTATTCGAGCGCAAGATAATACGACTGCACAATCGTTCTCTGCTGGGGATACGGTTGAGCTTCGTATGACGGCTGCATTGCTGACTGACGTGATCGACGCAGCAACGGTGGAAGGGGTTAAGACTAACTTTCAATACACCCCCACCGCTGGGCAGACCGTTTTTTCTGGGGCGGATAACTCCAGCAATACGATGATCATCAATCAAAGTGGTTTGGTGAATGTGTATATGAACGGCGTAAGGCTAGTTCAAGGCACGGACTATACGGTTAGTGCAGCCAACAACACGATCACGTTAACCACTGGCGCGACTACTGCCGACATAATCGACATCGAGGTTTACGGCAACTTCACTGGTCAGTCGGGTGCAGCGGTTGCGATAACCGGCGGGTCAATTACAGGCACCGCGATCACGGCGACCACTCTTGGCGCTTCGGGTACAGCAACTCTTAACACGTTTGTGAGTAACAACGCGACGATCAGCGGCGGCACGATCAACAATGTTGCGATTGGTGGGACAACTCAAGCAGCGGGTGCCTTCACATCGCTTACTTCTGCTGGGCTTACCGTAGACACCAACACACTGGTTGTCGATGCGACGAATAACAGGGTCGGTATTCGCACTAGCTCGCCAACAGACACGCTGAACATTTCTAGTAACACTAATCAAATTGGCTTGGACACAGGTGATCAAGCAACGTATGGCACACTTGACGTTGGGCATTTCGCCAATGGTGCGTTTATCGGCACTCAAGCTGGGTCGAATGCTGCGTCTAACTTGTTGCGGTTTGGT